ACCACTTGTTTTTGATAAATTAAAAATTGTTTTTGATAAATTAAAAACCGTTTATTCTCCAATAAGATATATGTGTCCTAGATTATTTTCTAATTCTTCTCTTTTATATATAATTACAGAAGGATCATTGTCCTCTATAATTTCACTAGCAGTTTTCGTTATTCCTTTTTCTTCTGCCGCTTTTCTCTGTTTCACAGATTCTTTTATGTTCTTGATAATTATATTTCTAACTGCATCTATGTTTTCCTCTATTGCATTTTCTTTAAATCTCAAAACTCTCCAACCGACATTTGCTAACTTCTGGTCCCTCTTTACATCACGAGATTTAGCATCTGCCCTTTCGTGCCAGGGAGCGCCATCGCAATTGTGGGTACATACATTATTTACCAAATATGTGTGATTAGAACTGCCTTCGCCTTCAGTTTCAAAATTTATAACATTGCCTTCGTATGGGATTCTCACTATATTCTTAACAGGGATATAGAAGTAATCATCGTCTTCTCTATATATCCTGTTTTTTCTATTTTTAACACAACTGATTTCCCAAAGACCGGCGGTTTTATACTCTCTATCTCCAGCGAACACGCAAACTGTATCTTCTTTTCTAGATAAACAAGTTACAGCAAATTGTCCAGTAGACATTATTAAGGACTGAATGTCGTTAAGCATTCTTTTAGATGAAGAAATAAACCTCATAGTCCCATCCTCTCTAATGCATCCATCTCTAGCACAAAAAGCATCTAAAAATGCATTTTTACCAGACAAGGGAGCACTAAACATCCAAGAAGGCATTTTCTTATTTTTGGCTTTATGACCAAAATATTCTCTAAAGAATTTCGTTAAAGCTCTGTTGCAACAATTAATTCTTCTTGTATTATTGTTAATTTCTACATATTCTCCACAATATTCAATCCCAAATACATTATTAATTATTTCTTTAGTTTTATTTGCTAATTCAACTTCATCAATATTGAAAGAAAATGTTACAGATCCACCAGACCCTTTTCCTTTCTTATAAACAAATGTAGAGCTTCCTTCTGCTGCGTAAATTCCCATTAACCAACAAAAATTATCTGTTAATTTTACTTTGTCAGGCAATTTTCTAGCGTTATGTGCTGTACCGTTATATTTTGACAATTTTAAATCAAAATTTTCTATTGAAGAATATTCCGTTTCTCTATTTTTAGGAATTACTAAATAGTCGCCTTTTTCGATTTTAGATGCTTCTATAAACTTAGGACTATCAGGAACTATATAATCTCTAGTTCTTGTTATTTTAGGTTCTTCTCTCCTAATTCTAGTTTTTTTAGGCTTACACACTAAAAACGGGTGATTCGGAGTGACTTTCATTCTCAACATACCTAAAGCTTTGATGTCGAGCAACATACCTTTAGATTTATTAATAATTTTATGTTTTATTTTAACTAGGTCTCCTTTTATCCCTATTAATTTGTCACTTTTTTTTATATCCTTGGCGAATTTAGTACCATTGCTTGTTGGAACCAATGTGTCTGGATGCAAACACTCCAACCCCACACCTATATCAGGCATTGCAAAATCTAAAACAAACGGTTGAGGCTCTCCAGCAACTGCGACCTTGTATTGCGCAAAAGTCCTATAAGGTAGTTTCATATCATTTAACAAGTTGTATATCTTTCCCTCTAACCTTGTCAGTTTTATCTGCGTTGGTTGAGGCTGCTGCATCTGCTCTTGCACATTTTTGCCCTTACCTCTCTTTTCTACCCTGAAACCAGGCGGTACGGATGCGGCTGCTGGCATCGCTCCTCCCATATCCCCGCCAGGCATACCTCCCATGCCTCCCATCTCTCCGCCAGGCATACCTCCCATGCCTCCCATCTCTCCGCCAGGCATACCTCCCATGCCTCCCATGTCACCTCCTAACGGTGGCATTCCTCCAAGTCCTCCGCCCATACCACCTCCCATACCACCTCCCATTCCCATCTGCCCCTGTACTCCTACAACGGCAGTCTCTTCCCTCAATCTCTGTATCTCTTGGTCGTAATCAATATCAAATTCTTCTAATAATTTTTGCGTTGAAATAATCTGTTTGTCGTGAAGCTGCACCAACATCTGCTTCAAACTAGAAGTGTCCCTCAACTGCAAATCATTCCACTTAATCTTTGGATATAAGTAAACAGTTTCGCCTACCTCTTTACTTCTCTCTTCATCAACAAATCCCTGCATCATTGCGATAGGCAAGAAGATGTGCATTTCTATCCACTCGGCAAGCATGGCCCTCCAACTCTCAAGCCTGCGAATCATTATTTCTACACCAACCTGGGCCGAGCTATAACCGCTCATTTCTCCATTTAGAATTGCCTGGTTAAGCATGAAACCATCAAGCAGTTCCTTGCCAATATATTCAAGCTCGTTGTTAATATTGTGAATCTTGCCAGTGTTTCCACAAATTGCTATCCTTCCATTTTTCCTTACAAAAACCCAACTATTAGGAACTTTTACACAATAAACTTGTCCTTCGTAATTTTCGCGTAAAATATGTTGTTTTCTCAGATTAAATTTAATGTTTCTACGTCTTTCAGACCAATATGTTTGATACTTGAGTCTGTGATGAGGATATTTTTCGGTATTATCTTCTATACTTGTTGTAGGCCAATATCCGAGTTTCAAACATATCTCAGCCCAATCATCAGATAAACGTTTAGATACTGTGGTATATTTATAACGTTGTGTAAGTCTGTCGTTCCTGCAACATCCATCTCCTGCCACCATTGCATCATATAAAATACGCAATTTATCTTTTGGCAAATTTAGTATCCATTTAGGAATTTTTTTATCCCAACAATGAGAACCAAATTCTTTTGATAGATATCTAGCTATTTTTGTACTATTAATTGTAAATAATTCACACCCATTGTAACGTTTATCACTATATGTCGAATATTTTGGATATGCTAAAGCAACAGATGATTCTATAGCATTAAAAGCAGGATTAGTCTTACTTTGACTAATTTGACAAGCTTGAATTAATTTGTCTTCTGGTAAATTTTTCCCTCGATCCTCTTTACTCCCGCCTTCTGTTATGTAATATCCAACAAATTCAAGATATTTTTCAAGAGAGAGATGCCCTAATGGAGAATTAGAATATGGTAATTCATCAGGAATTTTTCCTATCCAATTTGCCGTAGACAATAATTTGTCATCATGTTTAATTTGTTGTGAATATACTTCTTGTAATTTACCATTTCTTTCTATGAGCATCCTGTGATTTGGAGTAACGTTAATGTCTACCGAACGTGCTTTAAAATGATACATATCTCCAAACAAACTTGAATCATAATAATATTCATGATATTCATCTGGTTTTTGATATTCCATCTGTTTTGTATCTACATTATATGTAGCTACATTTTCGTCCTCACTCAAATCTTTGAAAAGTTTCCAACCATTTTGTGTCAATATTTCTGTGTCTTTATCATAGCAAGCCCCTTCCCAGCTATATTCAAAAGCGTGGTGAGTGACTAGCGTCAGGTTAGGATCGTTTGCAACAGCAGCAAGCTGGTTCGAAACGTCAGAAATGTCTTGAGGACCGGCAGGACGCTTCTCGTCACCTATCTTCACAATTCTAACAGGAAGAATAAGCCTCTCGGCAACAATCCAGTTTGCTGTCATCAATTTCGTCTTGTACGCAAGAATTGTAAACGATCTTCTAAGTAACGGATTGCCGTATACTCCATAAGGACTAGGATTGTGCTTTACATGACTTACACTTCTAGTTGAAAGAGGAATAGGTGCTCCCCTGGAAACAAGTTCGATAAGTTTTGGAGGAAGTCTATCATAAATTTGTCTAGGTTGCTTTCTCTGGACAATCATCCTTAGTTCTTCATCAGGGACTAGGGCTATAACAGGCTCTGAAGCTAGAGGATTTGTTTGCACTTCTATCCAGTCAGGATTCAATACAACGATTCTTCTTATCGAACCGCCAGCGTGATTGCATTGTTCACCGTTTGGAAGTCTTCCTGAACCTCCGCAGTGCTTGCAATCAATCTCTACCCAAGGGAAAACGTCACCAATAAGAAAATATTCGTGACTGATTAGTTTTGCCCAGTGGTTTATCCTTAGTCTTTTTGTCTCTTTCTCGTAATAGTTGAGAACTTTGTTATTTTTGCATTCAAGTTTGAAGTTATTAACAGGGAAAGTTGAATAGAAATCTATCGCTGCTGCGACCTTGCACTCGTTGTCATAGTAGAATCTACACCACTGATAAATTTCTCTCCGACGCGAAGCTATTTGCCAGTTCTGGGGAGTGTGTAGCGGGCTAAAGAACATAGGTTGTGTCCAAATTACAGACGCACCTGAGCCAGCGAATTGAGCGTTTTTAGTTAATGGAGTATGTGCTACTGAGCTTTCTACGAAGCTGCTTTCATTTTGATTTGATCCGGTCTTGTAGTATCCTCCTGTTGCTGCAACTAGTGCTTTTTTTGCTTTTGTATTATTTTGGGGTAATGAAAATTTTATAGACATTTATATCTCCAATCTTACCCATCGATGGCAAGATCCGTACATGATTTTTCTACTTCTTCATCGTCATAATTCTTGTAATCGCTATACATAATTACGTCTTTACAAGTTTTGAATTCTTCAGAAACATAATCACCTAGTCTTGGAGTTTTCTTTTTCTTTTTTGCGGCTACCTGTATAGTTTTATCTGTGCCATAAGGATTATATTGTTTTCCTCTTGGATCTCGTTGTCTTGATACTATTCCTCCTATCTCCATATTTTGAGTATTTGCTCCGCAGTTAGGGCAATTTGGAGGAAGAGGATAAGATAGGTTTGACCCGCACATTCTACAGGTGGTTTTAGGTTTGGTTGGTTTTGGTCCGTCTATATAAGAAGCCCCTGGAGGTCTTCTTGGTTCTTTTAATTGAGATTCTTTAGTTAACTTTTTTTTTTAGATGCTTGCTTGGACCAGTTATAGGGATTCCCAAACGAAGCAGGCTTGTAACCCCTATCACCTTCAGCACGCATAGCTTCAAGCCTTGCTTCCGTGCTTCTTTCTTTGGCGATATAAGGTTTACGTAATTGTCCGGGTTTTAGCTGGTAGTTGTTTTCATCTGGAATCCATTTATCGACTTCGAAACGTTTTTGGATGTAACCGCCAGTCCAATTACCGTCTTTGTCGCGGTAAGGTCTGCTGTACTTGTCCATGATATTTTGTCGCCATAGTACTTCCCAGTCGATATTCCAGATGTCATCTACGACTAGTCCGAATCCCTTATTTCTTTCAACGATATGATAGTCTGATATAGGTTGTCTCAAGAACGGGTCTATTCTTGTTTCTGTGGGTCCGTACATGAAAACATTATCGACAACACCTTTGTGTTGTGCTGTTTTTGTCAAGTTAAACTTGTTGGTTTTATTTTTTTGTGCGATTTTTTTTATCTGATCGTTAACATTTTGTACGAATGAAGCGATTTCTTTATATGTGGCATCTATTACTCCCTCTTCGGGATTAGATTCAAGAATTTTGTTTTCGTCAGGAAGAACGTCGAAGATCTTGTTGGCTATATCTAGTTTTTCTTCGTCTGTAAGATCGGTCTCATAGTATTGTTGAAGTACATCTTTAACGGATTCGTGATATGCTTCAGGTATTTTTGGAGATATTTCTGAGTATGCAGTTGCGCTATCTGCTTGTTGGTCAAGCCAATCTTTTAGATCGCTGTGAGTGGCCCATTTTTCTTCTTGCAGCAAAGCATCTTCAAAAGGATCTGGTTCGTGATAATCTGCGAACTGACCCTCATCAGGAATATAATCAGGATCATCTGGGGCAATACCCAATTGAGCCTTTTTTATGTTAAAAGCTTTTGTTTTTGCTGTCATTTCTGATCCTTGTTGTATAGCCAAATTTCTTTGGACGTTAGCAAATTCTCTAATTTGATTCAGCACCTGGTCCGTATCGTTTGCTTGTGCTCCTATCGCATCTGCCCAGGAAACTATCTGTTCTGGCGTGAACGTCGCAAATTCGTCTGGCACTTGTACTCCCGCTTGTTGCAACTGCTTAGTCAGATCTTCTAAAGTTTGTATTTGTTGTATATCAACTTGCGCCTTTTTCACTAGATACCTCATCAAACATTTTATTAAAGAAATCTTTTGTTGTCGTAGGTTTCTTGATGTCTTTCCAGGAATCGTCTTTCTTGTTTCTCTCTATCTCGGCAAGTTTTTCACCACTTGTCTTTTCGGGAACTCTCTCAAAAGCCTTGTCGTCAAAGATACTCATATTATTTTGTGGCAAATTATACTTAGATCCCTTGAATCCACCAATGCTTGATACATTGTTCGTTTTCCTCATGTCGGTATTTTGCAGTGACTCAACCATCTCATCTCTTCTCTCTTTTCGTATATCTTCTCTTTTGAGTGAAGATTGTTTATTCTCTTTTTTTATTCTTTCTCCTGAGTCTTGTTTTTTTGCGAGTCCTTCTAATTTGCCTGAATCCCAAATAGAATTAGAAGTTTCGGATCTCATGTATTTAGAAGGCCCGCCAAAATCAGATATAGTTCCTTGTCCTGCTGAAAGAATTGGATTGCCTTTACTTTCTATAGCAGATGAATTATCTGATCTTTGGGGTGTTTTTAATTCTTGTTGGGCTTCTTTCTGCTCTGCTGGTTTCTCTTCTTTGGCTTCTTCATTTTTGTTGAGGAAACTTATTTTTCCAGCATCTTGGTTTCTTTGCAGTACCATATTATTCTACTCCTTTTATCTCTTTTCTAAGGTCCGGATTCCTGTCAAGTATCAAGTTATACAAATTATCACTATTCTTCTGGATATCAAGAAGTTCTCTCAATGTCGAAGCGGTTTTTGGTTTGGCCTTTTTACCTTTTGGCTGACCGTATACTTCATCAAGGTCATCGCCTGGAGCGATTTCATCTTCTGTATCTTCTTGTTTCTGCGAGGTAAAGTTTATAGTGATCTTTTTATCTTTTCTTTCTGCGTCTATGAAACTAAGACCAAAGTTTTCTTGTATGTCGGTGACCATCTTGTTGAAGTCTTCATCAGAAACTCTTTTCCTTGTCCCGTAATAACGGTCTGGAATGACTATTGAAACTTCCTTGACACCACCTGCAAAGATTTTTTCGTTTACGAACTCTTTTTCGTACTCTTCGAGTCTCCTTGGCGGGTATCCAAAACCTTCTAGTGTTTTGAAGATATATTCTGTCAGGTCAGGTTTGGCTTGAACTTCTTCTGTTTGTATTTCTCCCGTTACTGGTTCTTCTGGTTGCAGTCTATTTATGTTTTCATCTGATAATTCGGGTTCGAAGCCGGTTAAATCGTCGCGCACAAATGATTGCGCGACCATCTGCCTTCTTGTCCCGCGTGGAACAATGCTCATTTTTATCTCCTGTTAATGTTAATTACTTTTCAGCGAGAAGGGCTTCAACATATTCAGGCGGATAGTATGACGAGTAGTAATCGCGCAGGAACGCTCTTGTCTTTGGGTTGAGCTTAGCAAGCTTAACGAACTTCTTCTCTACTTCTGCTTCTTTTTCTTTTCCTGCAAGATCTCCTGATTTCTCAGATTCACCCTTTTGGTGCAGTGGTTCTACGTCAAGCTGTCCTGAACTTTCCGCCTTGTCATCAGAGTTAGAACCAGAAGCTTCTTTTACTTCTTCAACAGCATCAGATTCTTTCTCTTTTTCCTTTTCTTCCTTTTCTTCCTTTTCTTCCTTCTCTTCTTCTTTCTCTTCGTTATCGGAAGATTGTGCCTCTTTAACTTCTGCTTCAGTCTTGGCTTCTTTTTCATCAAGGACTTCAGGCTTGTTCACGAGCTTTTCTTCAGCTTTTGGCTGCCCGGAATCTTCGCCATCGCCTTCTTGCCTATCAACTACTTCAGCCTCTTTCACAGAAGCTTCTTTGACCATCTGTTCGTTCTTAGAGGTATATTTTTCTATGATCTCATCGAAGGTCTTTGGTTTTCCAAGGTGAATACTGTTTGAAAGAAGTTTAACTTCACTCATTTTTTACTCCTTAACTTTTGCCTATTCCCGTCGCTTTTGGGATAGTTAGGTTATAGTTATTTTTACTAAATTATTAATTTAAATCCTTTTAGTTAATTCCTTTGTTTTTTATTTTATTTAATCAATCTAAAATAAGATTCCATTGATTGTCTTTTAGCGAATTGTCCACCTGATCCTCTTGGTTGAGGTTAAGGTTTCGCAGCAACATTTTTAAAGTAACTATCAAAACCTATTTGTTTAATCAGGTTTTGTACAAATGCTACTTGTTGGTCAGGATCTTGAATTTGACTTACTGCTTTATGTATTTGACTTATTGCACCAGAAACATCTAACTGTTGTGGTTGTTGTGGTTGTTGTGGTTGTTTGGGTTGCTCCATCTGCCGTATCACCTGTTGAGCAATACCAGGATTAACATTACTTATAAGATTATAAATAACCTGTTCAATATTATTTTGTTCTTGTGCTTCTGGTTGAGCCGTAATAATTTTAGACTCTTTTATCAAGTCAGAATCAGATCTAGAAGCTTGTGCTGCTGTTCTTTGGGCTATTTGTCTAAAACTATTGATAACCAAATCTTTTATTTGAGATGGCAAAGCTGATATTGCTTGGATAATTTGGTCTACTTTTGATGTCCTAATCGCTGCTTGTAGCTGTTGTAATTCATCGGGAACTTGTACTTGCTGACCTTCTAAAATTTCTACTTGTTGTTCTATCTTCTCTGGAACATCTGCTACAAACGAATTTAAAACAGAAAGACCCTCACCTACTGCTTGTGAAAACGCATTAACATCAGCAGCATTAGATATTGCAGTCGCAACAGGAATAGCACGATTCATAAAATCTGTTGTTAGTTCCCAAACTCCCCTTGACGTAATGCCACTTATCCCTTTGGCCTTATTTAAAAATCCCTGTAAATTCCTTATTGTTGTTTGCATCTGTTGTGCAAATTTATTTCTTTGCGGGAATGCTACTTCAGGACTTCCTTGGAATTGCTGCAATGTCTTTGTTAGTGCAGCTATATTATTTACAAATATGGCTTGGGCTTGTTGATAAACCTGCCCCTCCCCCTTCAGTCCGCTAAAAAAATTACCCCAAAACCCGGCAGCCTCTTTTACTATTTCTTTAGCTTCTGCCGCAACTTTTTGGGCCTCTTCAGCAAAACCTCCTTTCTTCAATTTCTCAGCAAATTCAAGCATCGAGTTACCCAAATCAATTTGTTCGTTAATATAGGCTGCCTTTCTTTGTTCAACAGTATCGTAAACAGCAATCGCTTGTGTCATACCCTTAGCAACTTTTTCTTTAACAGCATTGTCAAAGTACTCTCTCTCCATCTTGATAAGTTCTTTTTGATGCTTGCTTGCAAATTTCTTAAGAGAAGTATCATCGGCATATTTCTCCCATCCACTTACAGGATTGTTAATAGAATCAACATACTCGTTCTGGCATTCCTGCCAAATTACCTGGCTTGGAGTATCGGGTGATTTTGCTCTCTTTTGTCTATAACAATTGCTCCAACATCTTTCGTTCCTGACCCAATAGCCTTGTATGCCTACATACTGGGCTGTCTTGATATGCACAAGCCTGTCTGCGAATTTGTCTATCTGAGACGCAAACTTGACCTGTTTCCTTTCGTCTAGATTACTCGCTATTTTTGTTAAATTTTTAACTATATTTTCCATTACTGTCCTCTAAGCGATGGTCGATGTCTCCTGTATCTTTGCCTACGCATTTGACATACTCTCCAGCTAAAGCGCTAAAGATTCTAGATTCAAACAACAGTTGCTCTCAAACGAGAGTCTAACACTGTCTAATCTAAGAGAAGATGCCTCTTCTCTTTCTATATTTATACTAGCATTTATGTGATCATCATTTATTTTTATTTGTTAACTTCCTTCTCATACGACGCATATAATTTCTCCTTCTTACAGAAAAATTAAATCTAGGCTCAAAATCCTGGCCGGTAAAAACATAATCGAGTATGTTTTGCCCTATGAAACTTCTTACATCATTAACTTGTTGATCGTGTGTAACAAAAATTCTTCTGTGAGTAGTTCTAGCAAAAAAGTCTCCATGAGGCTCAACATCCCTGGTAATTACTCGACCAGATCTACACTTATATTCTATTCGTATCGTTTTATTATTATGTTTAGCCCAACGCATCGCCTGGGAAGCAGACGGAAACGCAGGATAGTCTTCAGGCGGTTCTATTTCAGGCAACGGTTCAACTACTTCTTCTTCATCTCCTCCCTTTTCTATCTTTCCCATTGCCTCTTCAGGAGTAACGACTGGAAGCTCGTCTTCAACTTCTATGTCAAACGTTTCTGTATCATACAGTTCAAGAGGTTCTTCAGGATTATCAGGATCGTATAACATTTGTGCTTCAATTATTTTTAAAAATTTTTCTGTCGCTATTATCTTCATTAATTAAAGTTGTGTTAATTTCCTTTAATTTCCTTCATTTTTTTAAAGGTTGCAACAGAATTTCCTCTTTTATCCTTTTCTAAAACGACTTTATCTCCAACACAAATATTATTCTTGCTGAAGAAATCCAAGTTAGCTTCTATAGCCAACAAACAGTCTGTGTCACTGGAAACTGTTTTTATTGACTTAGATACTGATATAGGTTCGATGTTAGTTATTTTAACTATTTTATTTTCTGGTGAAATAAAAGCTATATCTAGTGGTATGTATGTATTTAAATTCCAAAAATTAAGTACTTTGGGAGTAGAGAACTTAAAAACCATACCAGAATCTTCATCGAGACTCTTTCTGAACATAAGTCCCTTTTCAACTTGTCTGGGGGTCTCTGCTATTTCTATTATCATTTTCATAGTTCGTCAAACTTCATATTTTGTCTTTCCAGATCAAATAAAAAATCTTCCAATTCATTATCTTCTACGTCAAATATCATTCCCTTTTTATTAGAAGTAGATATAGACGCAGTTGTATCGTTATATCTGGAATACAAATTGAACCAAGTGCTCACTGAGTTTTCATCTACAATAGTAGAAGTTCTTTTTTCAAACATCTCTTCTACTTTAGGAAGCATCCTGTATTTCCTTAGTTCCTTGTCGTAGCCGTATTCAAACTCAAGTTTCCCTCCATTAAACTTGAACATTTGTTTCTTTTCGTGGTCATACCACAAAAGTTCTCTTTCGATAGGAACGTTTTGAGTTACTGGTTTTTCAGACTTTAAAACTAGAACTTGTTTCACTTTATAAACCTCTCCCACCATGTCTCTTCTTGTTTGTTCTTCGCATTAATATTTCTTCTGGCGTGCAAATAGTCGATATCACTATTCTTTTCAAAAAAAGATTTATCGTTACCGAGAATCATAGTCTGAATAATTCCCGATCCCTTTGAGGTAATTTCGACATTATCACCAATGCAACGAATAAGTCCTTGTTGTTTCATGTCCTCTATATCGGAAGATGAAACAGTGTTGGGTTTCTTGTAGATTTTGTTTGAAACCTGGTTTCTTTCATCTCGCCATATTGAATACAAAGATTTAGCAGATCTTGGATCGATGTAATCTTTAGACATTTTTATCGCTTGATCTGCAAATGGCAGATTATTAATCAACAAATCTAATACGTATGAATGTTGTGAACTTTTTTTCATTATGGCCTTGACATTAAGTGTCTTTGTGGGTAAGGATCTTCTGTGCTTCTGTTATACCAACTGAAAGGTTCGTTCCTTAATTCTCGGAAATAAAATCCTTCGCCAACTCTTCCGTCGTTGTTATAATTTTCAAATCCTTTTCTGTACCTTCTTTGGTGTTGCTTGTCCTTTTGTCTGCCCTTTACTTCGTCTGCTATATCTTCCCATTCGAAAACTCTTTCTAGCATAGGAAGGTCCAGGTTCGCCCAAGGACCGGAAATGCCTCTTGCTGTTTTTACGACTCCTTTATTTGTAAAAACTTGCCCGCTTAAAACAAAGAGAAGAAGTTTTTCAACATACGACAACGAAGAATTTTTTCTGATTACCCAATCGATGCAAAGTTTATAATCAGGGACACAACATATAACATCTTTTGGGAAATCTATGTAATCGGTATTTAATGCCGATTGAAGATGTTTGAAGAAACCATTTTTAATAAGTTCTTTTCTTGTATCTGGACACGCAGAACAAAGAAGACGAGCTAAAGTATCTATTTCTTTTAGAGAATTGATAAAAAGGTTTACAATCTTTACGTCTACGGCACATGATGCTTCCATTTCTGGTTTAAAATTTAGTAGATCTGACAGCTCTGAAAATAGATTGTTTAAGAGATTATTGTTCTCTTTGATTTGTTTGTCTATAAGTTTTATTTTTGTTTTTATTGGAGCGTTATATATTTTGCTCTTATATTTGAATCTACAATTCTCCTGGTCCACTAGTTTGATGCCGTAGTGGGCAGTTTCTTTTTGCAAAATGTCCCATGTATTTGCCATTAAAATTTTTTAGTTTGTCCATCATCGGTTTTACTAACCATAAGAGTCACATAAAAGAACGGATACAAAATACTTTAATATCTAACTAATTTTTCTTTGTTTTTTAGAACTAATGATCTTCACTATCTTTCTTTGAGAGAACAGGATGTTTTTGTATCTTTTCTTTTGTTTGTTCTTCGTCTACGAAGATAACTTCTTCACTATTATCATAAATGAGATTGTTATCTGTTTTTGGTTCTTCTTTTTTTGTGCCTACTGGCTTTATGCTTTTCTTGACTTCTGCTGCAACTTCGTCTATTTTATCTTTTACACTTTTCTTTGTTTTTTTAGATTTTTTAGATTTCTTTTTTGTTTTCTTTGCCAATTTGAAAAGATCGATTTTTTTGGGTTCTTCAACTACAGGTTCTTCCGTCTCTTCTTCGGGTTTATCATCATCAAAATCGATTATAGGACCGATTTGTACCGGTTCGGCATCTTCGCTACCAATGCGATCCAATGCTGTTTTCCTGCTATTGTCTTTATCAAGAACTTTTTGTGTTTCCATGTCGTAAGACATCATATTCGATTCTTTTCCTTCAATATCTACTTCTTCAGGTAGTTCCTCTTCTTCAATAAATTTTAGCTTAATCTCTTGCGATTTAGTCAGGTCTAGTCTTTCATTGTCTTCAACTGCGGGTTCTTCTTGTGCAATAATGTCATCTACATTCAATGAGTCGTCATATTCTTCGAGAAAACCACGACTGACAGCGGTAAGGATATCAGTTGCTTCCGCTTGGTCTCCTACGACACTAATCATTTGTCCTGGTTTCAACGCATATCCAATAGTGGGCAGTACAATAGTTCCTCTAATTTTGTTTGATACTTTAAATCTCATACTTACACTCCTTGTAGTTCTCGGTTAGTTCTGTCTGTTACAGTCTTATATTTTTGCATATTATGAGGACCAATTGGTTCTCTACTTGTTGTATCGACAAGTTTTTCCCTAAAATCTACAAATCTACCATCATTCGCTCCTTCCCCTATCCCTCCTCCTGTTTGGTCTTCCGATCCGTCCCCTTTGCTTCTTATAGTAACTGTATCTTGTGTCGGTATGTCATTTGTTCTGTCTTCTTCGTAATCACCTGTTGAAGAAAATCCAGATGGTGATTCCGTCCCTCTAAACCGTCTTCCAAAACCACGATATCCTTCTTCATCTCCAGGTGTGGTCATTTTTGGTCCTTGACCATCATTCGGGCTTCTTCTTTGATATGGATCTCTAAATATGTCAGGATCTTCTATCTTGGGAATATTTCCCCTGAATGCCAGCTTGTATTTTTTATAAAAATTCACTTAGATCTCGTCAGGATGTTGTTTTTGCCATTCTAAAAAATCCTCATATTCTTCTTCCATTTGATCTGCTTCAATATCAAAAATATCCGCTTTGTATTCTTCATCAGCAGCAATGTCTCGTTTTCTGCTAACGTCAGCAAGAAGAGTCATTTTGTTAGCATTAATATTATTTACAAGAAGCTGCTCGTCTGTCGTAAGTTCTCTTTCTTGTGCTTGTTTGTAAATATGATAAAGCATGGCATCAGCGTCTTGCAAAGTTGCCATTGCTTTCTTGTTAAATGAAGGATTATTCTTGTTAAATTCTTCTCTTGAATCGTAGTTAGAAAGAAGTTGACTGTCTTGGACGTTATTTACAATTTTTCTGTCTGGCTCTAGCTTGGTATATGCATCCCAAAAATTTTTGTTTGCATCTGTCTCTTTATCAGCCTTTACAAAATCTTTCTGAAATTCCCTATTTGCTTCAATAGGCATATCCATCAATAGAACTCCCTTTTGTCCTCTTGTATCTATAGCAGAGCCTGTTCCTTTATTAAGGTGCTTTTCGTAAATAATATTATCTGCGGTATTTCTAACTTCTTTGAGCTGTTTTTCTCCTATTTTATCGCCTTGTGGATGTTTCCTGCTATCTCCCAACATTTTATTTGTAATTACAGCATCTCCTTTCTGAGACACGTTGTAATGCTCGTTTTGATCTTGAAGCATTTTTTCTGTTGGTTTAATCTGTGCTTGTTTCTTGAGATTATACATAGTTTTCTCCAATCCAAAAAATTAGATTATATTCTAATTTAGATTATGAAATTAAAATGCTTTTCCTTTGTTAATTCGGATTAAAAATTGAAGGCGGGACATTTGCATTTTGCGTGCGCGTTGGGGATCTTCTCTCCATTGCATCTGAGACTTGCTGCCCTGTTCCAGTACCGTAAGGTGTCCCTTGCATAGATCTCCATGTTACAGAATTACTAGTAGGATTTGCTCCTAAGTTAACGACCATACCACTTGGCAATTTGTGAGCCTTGGCATTCATAGCAACATAGCAGGCACCGGCAAGAGAGTCAACGCAATCATCGCTTCTTACTTCTCCCTCTCTGGGTGCATATACTCTAAACCCTTTAACCGTTACTTTTCTCCTTAGGTGAAGCATTTCGTCCATTAACAATTGGTGACGCGGAATCCATATTCTATCACTATTTATTAAAATTTCCAACTGAGTATATATAGCCATCTTATATTGCATAGAATAGTGTGTGCATTTGGCAGGAATCCCTACCTTTTTAAGTTTCTCTATGCTTTGTATGGAATTCCAAACATCATACGTAACCATTCCTAAGTGGAATCTTCTCCTGAGATTTATAACATAGTCATCAACTTCTTCTATCCTAACTGGATTTCCTTGTGTAGGTTTCCAACATTTTATTTGATCAACAACTATTCTAAAGTCCGATTTCCCTTCCATATTTCTGTACGCTTCTCTGTGCAATACAACCATAGCATAATTATGACTTGTCAAAGCAGGATCTAAATGTGCGAAATAAACAACACCAACTTTTCCTGTTTCTTTCGTTGAAAGTCCAGGTTTAAAACAACTTAGAACTTTTTCCCTTACAAAGAAACTTTCACCTGATGTCCCGGAAAACTCTGCTCCGAATTCCATTCTGAAATCTTCTTCGCTCATAGCCCTGTTATGTTCTCTTAAAGAAGATTCCGTTAGATGAGGTTGAACTTTCCAAGTTGGCAACTTGCACATCAACATATCGTCCACAAGGCTTGATTCTTTGTATAACCTGTAAAACAGTCCTTCCTCACCTCTTGGAGAAGATATACAAATAAGTTTACTGTCAAGAATTCTATCTGTTTTTTCTTTCCCATATTCATCAAGAACCGGATCACCATTGTCGTCAACTACTTTTATTTCATGACCGAACTGTTCCAATCCTGGTGTAAGTGCTGTATATATTCTCTCGCCTGAAGAAGATCCTCCAGATTGCTTATAACTTGCTACTTCGTCAAGTATCAAAACAAAAGTTTGTTTACCAAGAAGGGCATCTGAATTGCTGTGACCTACCTCTACTTCGATAGATCCTTTCGTCTTAGCCATAAACGTTTCATTGTTCTTCTTGTCTTGTGGAGTTAACAAACAAATTTTACTTGCCTCTATTCCTTCTGGAACTATCTTGCTTTGGAAATAGGGGCTATGAAGAATCCTGGCCTTTACTTCACGAAACGCTATCTCGGCTTGTTTTGCTGCTGTGGCAACTGTCAAAATAGTTATTGGCTGAGAGTCACTTATTCCATATATCAAATAAGGATTACCTCCAGGACATTCCAATAACCTCATAGCTTCATAGGCCATGATTATCCCACAAAGAAAATCCTTGCCTCCTCGCCTACCCCACACTAAGATAAGTTGTTTGAATATCGCACCATTATCGAACTTGGATAACAAATCCCCATTTTCATCACAGTTTAATCCTATGTCATTACATAATTGCATTTCTTCATTAGTAAGAGTTACATTTTCGTTGCCAGGAGAGCCTCTATAAAATATTTTTAGAATAAGTCGTTGTACAGGTCGAAGATTAATTCCTGTACCAGGAAGATTTAAATATTCCTTTTTTTCACAAAAAGAAATAATATCAGGGATAGTTCCTTGAGTCCCACCGACTTCGTATAATTCAGTTTTTGCTTTCTGTATTATATCACTAATAGATTTTTTAGATTTTTTTTTCATTATTCTATATTAAAATGCAATATTGGATATCCCATTCTTTCAGATACATCTGCAAATAATTGTTTAACTTTCATACCAAAATCTTGTAGATAATCATTAATATCTGTATACGATGTGTTATTTAAAACATGTAATTGCAAATTTTCCACAAAAAGACCAACTGTTTTGCCTAAATTCAGCCTGGTGTTCATCATAGTTTCAATGTTTGATCTCCGTTCTTTCACATCGTCAACATTTTCTTTTAAATTTGCTAGATAATTAATCTCTATCTCAAAAGAATCCAAGAAATCAATAGATGTTTCTTCTATAGACTGAAGCTTATTAATTTGATCGGATACAAATTTATATTGAGTCGGAGATATCATGTCCCTATCGTGTCCTGCGAAACAGACCAGTCATACGTTGAGTATTGGTCTATTTGTCTTATTCTAAAATAATATTCTTTTCCTCTATCTAGAAAGTTAACACTTTGGCTTTGATACAAAACATGTCTATCTATATAACTTGAAGGGACACCTCCAGATGGTATTTCGACATATTCGTTTGGTTCTCTTTCATAAAGCCAACCAGATACTGAGGATTTGCTTGCAGCAGATGTTACAATATTAGAAAAGTTTATATCTTCAGACACTTGTATTTCAAAATGATATAGAGAATACCTATTCGATTCGTTAATTATTACTGATTTGTGTTCCCAATATCCTTTATCGTAAATATAGTCGCTAGACAAATCTACCTGAAGAGTATCTATAACGTCTATAAAAAGTTGACTGATTTTAAAATTATTATTATTTAAATAGTTTCTTAAATTATCACCCCAATAATTTGTTACTGGCAACATCAATACATCGGATGCCAACGCGGAAAATGTAGAGTTCCATTGACCATCTCTGATATTATCATAGACCGCATAAGACGGAATTAATAGATCTACTTTAATACGCACATCCTGGCTGTTTGATACAGTTCTTACAACTTCGTATGCCTCTTCTTCTTTGAGACTGTATCTTGCCATTGCCTTAGCAAGATCCCACGTTGAATCGTGCCATATTTCATGTTTTGGATCTGTCTTAGTCGCTGGGTATCTGAAATTAACAGTATTAAGTGGATCACCGAAGAAAGAAATAGTCCAGTCTAGATAAGGCGAGCTTAACACAAATGCTTCTCCAATAGAAAAACCTTTTAATAACGATTCCATAAATGGAGTAGGTCTAAGAAATCCATCAATAGTCGGGTTTGATAGCGCTCCAGCACAATTAGAGTAACCCCCTCTCAAAGCCAATCCGCACCACATTTCTTCATTACTATCCCGTATTGTAAATGCCCCATCATAATCTGCATTGTAGAAAAAGACTCTTGCGGTATCAGTGTTTCTGAAAAACGATGCTGTGGATCTGTCTGCAAACCATCCCCAATACATAGAATCGTGTTGGAGATATGGAATAACAGGATCGAAATATGGATCTGTCAATATTGTTGAAACAAGTCTAACGTTTGTTCTACGCAAAACATTATTAAACGCATACAATAATTCGTCTCTATATTCTTGCCCTTGAACAGATTCAATATCGGAATATGGATCTAAAACAAAAGCTCCATTCATATATACCTGGTTCTTTAGATTTTCTCCGCTATCAATAATTGCTTCAGCATATTCAAGAGTAGGACCGTCTATTCTCGAACATATAATTGCAATGTTTAAGGCTTCCTCATTATAAGATTCTAGTTCTTTTCTGTCGTAAAGAGGATTAAGTGTTTTTTTCCCATACGTGTGTCTTATCCTTGATATCCTGGATGTCGATGCTATAATATCCTGTCCATCATAAAATCCACCAGGGACATTCATCCCCAAGATGATAATACTCGTTTCTTCTGTAAGAGCGTCCTTTATAGGATTTTCCACTTCAGATTGAAATGTAGAATAATCTGGTAATATCTCTGACAAGCTGCAAGGGACAGACACTTTGCAAGAACCATCAAGATCATATTTCCCCAAATAATAATCAGCTAACAATTCGCTGTCGGAATCGTTTTCACGGTATGCAATTAAAATCTCACTCATATATATACATTCGTCACAAGCAGGTTATTTCCTTGCGCGAAGAAACCCATTGCAGAACGCAATGGGCCTTGGACCAAAACCTTACCGGTCCAAAAGATGATTTCTTATTACCTCGCCTGTAGTTATTATATCGACAATCGATTGAAAATCCTTCAATAATTTAATTTTTCTCAGGCGGCAATTCATCCTCACCCACAAGGGGCTGCTTCGCAGTTTTTAGCCTTCGCTAACGCTACGGCTAAAATGAGGTTTTCTTGCCGCTTTTTCTATAAAGTTGGTTCAGTGAAAGAGGAAACCCGAGAGTCTTTAGCCCTTGGGTAATTCATAATATAAAATTTTAGACTAACCAGTGCTGCCAAATCCACCAACTCCCCTTGAAGTTTCTGACAATTCGTCAACCTCTTCTATATTTAGTATCTCTGTTTTTCTAATAAGCATTTGAGCGATCTTGTCTCCTGTTTTGTATTTTATTATTTTTTGACAGTCAAAATTTCTTTCAAAACTTCTTATAACTTCTTCTTCGTTCCTGCCGAAAAAAGTGAGATTGGAAACAGCTGGAACTTTAAATCTAAGTTTATACTCTCCCCTGTATCCTTGATCTCCGATAGCCGTACAGTTTGCTAAAATCAAATCAGTTTTAGAAATAGAAGAACGGGCTACTATCTCTATGTGGTATCCTTCAGGAGGCTCAATAGCTAAACCCGTTTTGTATTCTATATAAAGCATTCTCCATTGATTCAAATTTACTTTGGCAACTTTAATATCTCCGTCATTAATAGTCACCAAATCGTAACCAGCATCATCGTTGTGTGCTCTTTTCGGTAATACGGCATCCTTGTGTAATTTTTTTACTTTCATTTATTTCTCCAATTTCAGGTGCATACTGTCCAACCGCAATTTTTACAAATCTTGCAACCTTGTTCTCTAATTAGTTCATTCCCGCATTCTTCGCATTCTTCTCCGTTGACTTTTCTACCATCATCTATATATTTCTTGATTGATCTTGCGATAGCTTTTTCGAAAGATCCGAAATCAGCTGTTCTTGTTTTTTCTAGTTGTTCTACAATAAATGAAATATCTGCTCCATGTCTGAGACTTGCAGAAACCAATCTGGTAATAGCTTCTTCCATTTCGCCTGATTCGTCCATTACATTTTCAATTTCCGCCCCATTGCTTGTAACAAGTTTATAATGACCTCGTTTGATTTTTTTTAGTGTGCCGTGCTTGTGCGATTTGGGTATTTGCCCATTTTTGAGTGCAAAAATTTCATAAGGTTCATTAGACAACAAACCAACTAAAGTAAGATATTCTTCACCCTTAATAATGATGTGATATATATCGCAGGGTAATACTTTTGGTCTCTTCGGTGCATCTTGTTTATTAATCTTGTTTGATTCTCTCGATATACATGATGTATTATCTACTAAAACTCCTGTTCTGGAATTTTTCCTATACACGGTGATTCCCTTCAAACCGGCCTTCCATGCTGTCTCGTATATTTGAGCAACTTTTTCTACTGTAGTGTCTTCTGTAAGGTTAATCGTATTATGACATACAATTCCATTTGCAACATAAGAATTACCATCTTTTATATGCATATCATATGTTTTTTCTTTCCCTCCATATTCTATGGTTTTAACTTCTGAGAACTCATCTGATGGATCGTATTTGTCTACACAGAAACCAACCCACGATGCTAAAGTATAAATATCATTATTATTAATAGTTATATTGTTAAGATTTATAAATTTTAGTAGATTTATAGCTTTCTTTTTGTCTTTTCTATATTTTATAGGGATTCTATTTTTTTGTTCACAAAAACCTTTAACTTCTTCTATTTCCATTTTTGTCTCCTGTCATTTTTAGTGTCACTTACCACGGGGCAAGCCCTCGCTTCGCTCGCCCTTCACTCAACTACCTACGGCAGTTTCGCTACGGTGTGGGGTTTCCTGCCTCCCACCGTATGACCTTTTTTGAATTACCCCTACCACAAGGATAAGAGATTCCACAGATATTTACTCAACTAATGTTAACGTATCTACATTCTTTATTTTAATTCTGTCTCCTTTTTTTATCTCAGAAATTTCTATCCATTTCTCTAATCCTGTTTCATCGTCTAAAACAATAAATTTTTCATTTGCTGTACACGATATCCTTAACCCATCGAGTAGTTCCATGTTTAAAATGTGTTTTTCCCCATTATTATAATACTCATCCAATTTAACAACTTCCATTTTGTAGTTCGTTACATATATATCTCTATTTTCTTTTTCAAATTTGTTAGTAGGGATATTGTTCAAATCAGTTAATTCATCAAAATACATTAATCCAATATTAGTTTCTATTAAAGAATCCGAAGTTATACATGACGAAATTGAATGACAGATATTTTTCCCTGCTGCCGCTTGCATCTCAATACGCTTTTTCCAATCGATTTCTTCCGCACATGAACCGTACCAGGGAGATTTCGTTAAATCAGTTTCACCTGTTATATCCATCCACATTTTCACCTTTGGATGATAAACTACAAACTCTTCCCAGGCATCACCATTCTGGTCTACAAAATCAACTCTAGCATTCTTGTCGCTAGGATTAATCTTTTTTCTTCTTTTGTATTCCATTCGGAAAAGAGGCTCAATGCCAGAGGTTGTCTGTGTCAGCAAGCTGACCGATCCCGCCGGGGCAGACGTAAGAAGTCCAATATTTCTTCTCCCGTATTGCTTCATGTCTTTATAGAGTTCTGGATCTTCTTCTTTTATACGTAATAGAAACGGGTTTTTCTTTTCTAGGTCATAATCCCAAACCTTAAATGGTCCTAATTCTTTAGCGATTTCAACAGAACTTCTATAACATCCGAGTTTCATCATCTTATAAATCTTCTCTGCGGTTTCGATCCCTTTTTTAGAACAATATGGGATGCCAAGAGATGCAAGCGTATCACCTAAACCTGTTGTCCCGGTTCCTGTTCTTCTTCCTATTTCACAAACTTCTCGTATTTTTTCCCAAAGAGAAAGTTCTATTGCCTTTATATGTTCGGGTTCGGGATCTTTATTAACCTTTTCAATTATCCTGTCTATACACTCAATCTCAAGATCAATTATATCATCCATAAATCTCTGTGCGATTTGAGCGTCCTTATATAATTGCTCAAAATCGAATCTCGCCTCTTTGGTAAATGGATCTATCACATATCCAAAAAGATTTATTAATAACAAGCGACACGAATCGAGATTTGACAATGGGATCTCTGAACAAGGATTTGTGGACAATGTTTTAAAACCATACTCAGCGTAACAATCAGCAGGACTTTCTGATGTTATTTTATCCCAAAAAAGAATTCCAGGCTCAGCGCAATTTGATACTACTATTCCGTTTAAGAGGACAAATGTATGATTGTCTTCTACCGTAATATCATAAACAAACTTTTCATCACAAATACACTCTTCATTAGAAATAACTTTTTCGAAATTAATATCAGATGACAAAAAACTATTAATTTTATCATCATTTTTTAATAGAGAATTTTTATATATAATTCTATGAGAAATATATTCTCTGCCTTTTGTACTTTTAAACACCTTGTTAAATAATTTTTCATTTATTTCATAAGGGACACCCATTGCATCTATCTTACCAACTGATTTATTTTTTATAATTTTAATTTTTGGTATTTCACAATTAATAAGTAACTCGGAAAACTCTTTTATAAATTGAGAAAAAACTCTTAAACGATATGAATTCTTAGTCTTACACATTTTCTCGCATATTATCTTGTTCCCTTTAGAACTATTTTTATGTAATGAACACATAATATTATACTGTCTCAGAAGTGCTCTCAGGTTTTCTAATAAAGGCAAATTTGATTGAGAAATCTCAACTGATGATATGTTTTCACTTGGAGTCGTAGCATCGCCTGAAAAAAAACCAGTAATAAACGCACCTGTTTTTTCTTTAGATAAATTAAAAATAAAATCAGGTATGCATTTTTTTCTATTACAATCTAAAAGCCCTAACCCTATGAAAAGCCGTGATAAGAAAGTAGAATTGAAAAAAATGCATGTATATCTTCCCTCTGCTTCAATTTGGTATTTACATTGAATTTTTTTAGAAACATTATCAAAAAACGATTTATAATATTTAATTTCGTCAGAATTAATATGAAATCTTAACCCGTTATTATGTAATGTTCCTTCAGCTAACCATAATCCCATTAAAAATGACAAGTCTTTTGTTATTTCAAATTTCATGTCTAAATTTAAATTGGGCTGTCTAGCAGGCGAAAATTTAAACTCATCAAACTGGATATTATATATATCATTGATAAGTAGAATATCTTTAACAGGAATACAACCTTGTATTTTCAGGTTAGTTGCTCTTTTACATTTATTCGAATCATAAAACCCCAATAAATTTATTATTTCTTCTTTAGATAATAGTTTTTCAACACCACTACCTGTTAAATAATTTCCATTGCCACTAAAAAAAGATAGATATTTTGAAAGGTCAATAATATCCGTAAATTTTTCAGGGTTTCCATTGTGTTTTGCTGAAACTATCTTATCACCTTCCCTGATGTTTTTTGCTTCAATTGCTTCGGTCTCTCCGTACTCATTAATACGGTAAACAATATGATCACTAGTCAAATAAATTGATTTACCATGATTAACTTTAATACAATGTATTTTCTTAGATAATGGATATTCTTGGCTACTAATAATTTTTTTCCATTGCAAATTATTGGTTTCCAAATTTAAAGACAAAATCTTTATTGTTTTAGATTGATTTTCACGAACAAAATGGAAAAGATCAAACATATTTATAACTTTTATAGTATCATCAACAAAGATCATAGTCTTAGTATCTCCTCTTAAACATGCATGCGCTTCTTCTACGATTTGTCTCCAAACATCCCTGGCGTTTACCATTCTGGATATTTTTGGCTTCTTTGAATCTACAGGCCAACGCATCTCATAGTCTTTATTTTTATTAACAGATTCTAAAAATTCATTAGTAAGTCGTATAGAGATATTAGCCCCAGTTATTTCTGTCAAATTTCTTTTTGCTTTTGCGAATTTCAGAACTTCAGGATGATGAATGTCAATTGTAATTATGAGCGCACCTCTGCGGCCTTGTTGCCCCACTTCTCTAATAGAGTTAGAATATCTTTTCATAAAAGACACAACACCAGTACTTGTTCTAGCAGCATTTGTAGTAGGTGCTCCATCTGGTCTTAAATTAGAAATATCTATTCCTACTCCACCTCTGCGTTTAGATATTTGTACTATTTGCTGATCTATATAAAGAATACTAGAGTATGAATCCAGAGGAGATTCACAAACATAGCAATTACTCAATGTAACAAATTGATACGAGTTTCCAACCCCATACATTAAAGAACCTTGTGGAACTATTTTTTTGAAGCCTTCTAGATACGAAAATATCTCCTCGAACGACATAGGCTCTTTAAACTTTTTCTTCTCTATTCTGGCTAATTCCTTAGCAATTCTGATGTGCATTTTTTCGGGACTATCTTCGAGAATATTTTGTTTGTTGTCCCTTAATGCATATTTGTCTAAAAAAACTTTAGCTGCTAATTTGTCACCATTAAAATATTTTGTCGATTCTCTGAGAGATGTGTGGTAATCATATACCTCTAATTCCATTATAAATATTACCTTTCACTATTATAAAAATATTAATAACTACTATGTTGTCTTCGTCACAGATACAAACAACCTACAATCTATCCTTGCTTAATATTCATGTCAAACACAAAAAAAATTTTAACTCGAATTGTTATTATCTGTTAACGAAAAAATATTTTTCTTCTAGGTTGAAAAATATTTATTATTCAAAACCTATTCTTCTTTTTGGAACATATTCGCTTCCACAACCAAACTTCTTATCCTTTACCTCTGCTATCGCTTCGTTAAAATGTTTTTGTTTTACTATAGCTATCTCATTTCCATCAATGCTTTTATCTTCAATTGCGAGAATGGCTGAATATTCCGCTATATGAAAAATATACGCTCCAGGAAGACCTTCCGTCTCACTCACCATATCTTTTATATCAATGTCTTTATCGAGTTTGAAATATTTTGTAAAAAGTTTTATCATCTTTTCTCTTTCTTCTTCGCCTGGAACTGGTATCTCTATAACCTTGTCAAATCTTCCTGGTCGATTCTTAATAGCCTTTTCTACTTTTTGGATCATGTTAGTAGTTGCTATGGTTATGACATTGGAAAATTCTTCTTCCAAACCGTCCATGCGGTTCATCAATTCAATGCAAAAATGACTGTCACCACCAGGTTCCCTATCTTCGGTGATATAATCTATGTCTTCGAGAATAAGCAGGGTAGGAGACAGGTCTTTTGCCATTTCGCATATTCTTGACACATCATTAGTCGTCCTGATGTCTGATGGCAAAATATACAATACGGTCATTTTCATTTCGTTGACTAGGACTTTGCATATCATCGTCTTGCCGGTTCCAGGCTTACCACATAAAATAATTCCACGCTTTATAGAGATGTTGTTTTTGGCAAGTATATTCCTGTTTTTGTATAGATTATTAACATTTCTTTTAATAACTTTTTTAATTTTATCTGGTAATACAATAGAATTCCAATTAGTCTTTTCATTCAAGGTAAGAAACTTGCAGGATGGAGTTATTTTCTTATTCTTGTATAAATTGTTATCCTTGCCGTATTGTATCCATTCTTCCCAAAAGTCTTTTGGATTTTCGTGCTTGTATACTGTATAATGTTGTAGTGTCCCATCATAATTGGGAGTTGTTTGCACAACCACTTTATCTTTAGTCTTTTTGTTTTCTAAAAAAATGAAAGCCTTCTTATAAAGCACGAAAGTCTTATCAAGTTCAAAATTCTCTATTATCATCTTTGGTTCTTCTATTATGGTTCCTTTAGTAACCCAAAAACGATCAACTATTTCATATTTCTTTTTATTGAAAAATTCATTCATCTTGAATTGAATGATATTACTGAGATAAAAGCTTATAGTTGATTCTAGGACTTCGTACTTCTTCCTAAAAAAACCTATGACTTTTTCAAGTGCTATTTCCTTGTAATCAAATATTTCAGAAATGTGTCCTATTGTAGAATCTACAAGTTTGACATCAAAGTATTTCTTGTCTTTGTTACTTTGTGGAAACTTGTAAATTGTAGAAGATTCGCATTCGCCTACAATGTCATAATCATCATTATAATTATCATATTCCATTTTTTATTCTTATCTCTTCAATGAACCTTGTGTATCTCTAGCAAATAATTTTTCTACAAGATATTCTCTCCCAATATTGGGATAGAATTCCTTGACCTTACTAACAATTTTCTCTAAAGGAAAATAATTTTTGAAGAATTTATTATCTGAACAATTTAATATTTTTCTTCCACATGATAATTTTGATATCCATTTAAGACCCCTGTTACAATTTGGAATCGTATGCTTTTTATGATGATTGTTTATTCCATAAAAATCAGTGTTACCGTCTCTGTATTTACAATCGTAACCAATCAAAACTATTGGATCGCAGCCTAATGCATACGCCAGTTGAAAAGCAAGCGGGCCGGTACTACCTTTCCCGAATAGAACCATTGGGTTAGGGGGCAATCTAAATGGACCAGGCATTAGCTTAAATTGATAAGCTATCCCTCTTGGGTCTGCCGAGTTCCTGCTGTATTTCACTGCTTTTAATTTTGGCAATACAGATCTTTCAGTCATCCAAAGTTCTATATCTTGCCACATTAATATTGTTGGATCTAAAGATTTAAAAGCCCTGTTAACGCCTATAGTAAAATAGTTCTTTAATAAAGGTTTAATATCATGATCGTTAACAGACGGACCATTCCCTATAATAAAAACAGGGATATTTTTCATCGTATATTTCCAGCGTCTCACGGTTAGACGTGATTTTTTAGATATATATACCGCTTTTCTTTTGAGCATTAAATTTTGTCTTTTTAAATCTATGGTTCTAATTCTACATCCCAATGACATTCCTTTGGTAACAACTCTAAAGGCTTCATACAGCTTTAGATGTACTTTTTTATTTTATAAAAATATAAATAATTTTGTTATGGAAGAAGAGTCACATCCCAATACCCAATTTCATTCCATTTGTCCGTATTAATAAATTTGTCCCAGGACTTAGGTCTTTTTTTATCGGCATAAGAATACAATGGATGCCATCTTGGTTCTTTTGGGACAGAAAGCAATTTCAATCCTGCTTCTTGAGGAGTTCTGTCCTGTTTTTTTACATTAACTTTGAAGTCTGCGATAACAACATTTGTCCATTCTGTCTTACCTCCACGACTTCTAGGTAAAATGTGATCCATCGTAGCGGTTTTGTAGGTAAGCCTCTTGCCAGAATACTGACAGTTGAAGTTATCTCTAATCAAAAGATTTCTTCTAGTAAGTCTTACCTTCATATCCGGCATTTTGTTGTACTTGGTAAGAATTATGATTTCGGGAAGCCTTACCTTAAATGTTTTAACATTTATCCACTTATATCCATAATCATCTTCATCATTGATAGAAAGAGAAAAATCTTTGAACCAATCTTCCCACGAATAAGACATATAAGTTTCGTCATCGAGAAATCTGGCTCTACGAGAAAGGGTTTTGCATAAGGTCTTTCTGAAAGACTCTACACGAATTGCGTTCCAACTTTTATTGAGAACTAAGGTAGGATTTTCAAGGATTGATCTCATTATTTAATACACTATTAATTTCTTTTATAAAATTACTGTTCTTATCTACAAAACATATATCAAACATATCACTAGCATTTTGAGCGGCGTTAACCATTATCCTGGCTACCGAAGATTTGTCTAGCCCTCCAATGCCGGTTCCAAGAGCTGTTATTGACAAAGATCTGACTCCATCAATAACAGCTTGAGTAAATATACTTTTCATTGCTCTTTTGACAATATCCAAACTGGTAGGCCCGCCAGGATATTTCATAGTTACAGCATGATAAATATATTTAACTCCATTCTCTGACAACTTGCCAGATTTTGTAATGTAACATTCTCCCTCATTAACTGGCGAACCGTTTTCCAAACAAGCCTTTCTCGCATTGTCTTGTATCTCGTACCCGCCAGCAGTTCGTATGGCACCTGCTACACCAGCGCCCATGGTCCCGATACCATTAGCGGCATTAACGATTACATCGGTCTTGGCCTCTGTAATATCTCCAACGTATGCTTTTATTGATTTAGCCATTTTCGTTTTTCAAAATAAAGAATCATTACTATTACATCTCTCTATTATACTTAAAATTTCATCACCAAAGTAGGAAGGATTAACTTTTATTCTAATTTTTAATCTCTTCAAAATATTGTGGTACATCTGGCTAATCCTTGACTCGGATATTTCAAGTTCCTCTGCTATTTCTTTCATCGTCAGATCTCTATAATAGTAATAGTATACGATTTTTCTTTCAAGATTCGTGAACCTCTTCCCAATAAGTTTATTCAAAAATTCTTTACGCAATACCTCCCCATCAGGTGCCGCACAATTATGTGCTTCAAGATACATGTTAAAATCCTTCTTATTGTCACTATCGTCTATGTCAGGGTTCAAACACGCCTCTATACTAGACACAGATTTTGCTTTGAACTTGCCTATGTTGCTATTATATTCTTCTTCGTTTATATCCAATCTTTTTAGAATATCAGCTTCTGCCATCTTCTTGCCATATTTGTTTTCTAGATTATGACGCTCTTTTTCTATGTTTGATTGTCTTACTCTTACGCTTCTTGGAACCCAATCTTCCTTTCTTAATCCATCAAGCATCGATCCCCTGATTCTTATATAAGCGTAAGTTTCAAATTTATTACCTCTAGTCATATCAAATCGTTCAATTGCCCTGTAAAGTCCATCAACTCCATGCGAAGCTAATTCAGATGAAGAAACGTGATTATTCAGCTTTCTTGATAACCTAAATGCAATTTTGTTTACAAAATCAAAATAGTGTTCAACTAGTTTGTTCTTGCTTTCGTCGTCTCTGTCTGTTAAATAAGTGTCCCATGTTTGAGAAAGTTCCTGCTGTTTCATTAAAATCTCCAAAAGATAAAATATTATCTTCGGCAAGAAGTGCAACGAATCAAGAGAACATCAATAGCGACAACGAAGTACTAATGGTATTATACGATAAAACGACACACGAACGCAAATATTTTCTGAAAATATTTTTGTGATCAAGTTTTACCGTATAATATTATTACATATGAGTTTTAAAATCGGTAAATTTTGCTGTTTTCCCGATTCTAAATCAAAATTTATGCTATATACTAAGAACTTGAGCAGAAATCGGGTGATCTATGAAACTTCCCGATTCCTGTAATAATTTCACGATTTGTAACTCAAGATGTAATATAAAAAAAAGGATGAAACAATGATTCAGTCTATACTCGATAGCGATATGTATAAATTCAGCATGATGAATGCCGTAATGCAATTGTACCCAAATGCAGTTGTCAGGTACGACTTCTTCAATCGCGGAAAAACAGAATTCCCAAAAGACTTCGACAAACTACTCAAATACGAAGTGCAAGACATGAGAAATTGGCCGTTGCTTGAGCAACGCGAAAAAAATTGGCTCAAGAAAAACTGCCCATTTCTTCCTGATACTTATATAGACCTTTTAGCAGGCTATCATTTTGATCCGAACGAAGTAAATATCAGCCAGGATAATGGCGAATTAAAAATCTATATCGTTGGACCATGGTACAAGACAATTCTTTGGGAAGTCCCATTAATGGCATTGATAAGTGAACTTTATTTTAAAGAAATTGGTTGCGTGCCAAATCCAGATTACATCAATGTTGCCGCAAAAAAAGGTAAAGAACTAGAAGAAATAGGAGCATATTTTGCGGATTTTGGAACTCGTAGACGTTTTTCTTTTGTCGTTCATTCTCATGTCGTCAAAAAGTTAAAAGAATTCAAAACATTTGTTGGGACCAGCAATGTCTATCTTGCAATGAAAAATGACATTAAACCAATAGGAACTGAAGCACACGAATTCCAACAATTTCACGCTGCTAAATATGGATACAGAATAGCTAACTCGATCACTCTTGGGAAATGGATTGACGTATATCATGGAGATCTTGGCATCGCATTAACCGACACGTTCACTACAGATGATTTTTTTAAATCGTTCGATATGATGTACGCCAAGCTATTCGATGGGTTGAGACATGATTCAGGAGATCCTGTTACTTTTACCAAAAAGGCAATCAAACATTATGAAAGTCTTGGAATCGATCCAATAACCAAAACAATCATTTTCTCTGATGGATTAAATGTGAAAGAAGTAAAAACCATACATGAGTTCTGCAAAGGTAAGATTAAAGACGCCTACGGAATTGGTACAAACCTATCAAACGATGTTGGAGCTGAACCTCTGAATATCGTCATTAAAATGACTGCTGCCAAACCAGAAGGCAAAGGCAAGTGGATTCAAACTTGCAAACTGTCAGACATACCAGGTAAACATACTGGAGATCCCAATGCAATAAAACTTTGCAAAGAAGTTCTTGGGATACAATAATGAAAACAATAAGAATGAGTAGACCTATTTTTGTCTAGTTCTAGGTACTAGGTAATAAAATGAAAATGATCCTTAAAACTAATTCTAGTTCTGAATCTTATTCTTGGTCTAGTTCTTGGTCTAGTTCTTTGTCTTGGTCTTATTCTTGGTCTATTTCTAGGTCTTTTTCTTGGTCTTTGTCTTGGTCTTTGTCTTTGTCTTATTCTACGTCTAGTTCTTGGTCTTTGTCTACGTCTAAGGCTTGGTCTACGTCTAGTTCTAGGGCTTGGTCTAGGTAACAAATTATGAAAATGATACAAAAAATAATAAGAACAAATAGGTCTTATTTTTACTCTTGGTCTAATTCTAGTTCTATATCTTTGTCTTATTCTAGTTCTTGGTCTTTGTCTAGGTCTTTGTCTTTGCCTAGTTCTAGATCTTGGTCTTTGTCTAGGTCTAATTAACAAATCATGAAAATTAAAAATAGAAAACAAATAACTTCGTTCCCTTTTATTAATCTATTCAAAGCAGAATACGAACATAAGGGGAAGAATATGCAATGGATTTATGCCAGCAGATCAAATACCACATCCAAAACAGACGCGGTTGCGGTTATCGGAATAATTACTGACAAAAATCCTAGACTCACAAAAATTGTATTAATAAAACAATACAGAGTAGCATTAGGAGACTATATAATAGAATTTCCAGCAGGACTTATAAACGAAGGAGAATCGGCAGAAGAAACAGCGAAACGAGAGTTTAAAGAGGAAACAGGAATGGAACTAAAAAATATATTTACCACTAGTCCACCTGTTTATAATTCAGCAGGACTCTCAAACGAGACTGTTATTATCGTCTATGGTATCGCAAAAGGAAAACCATCTACAGATCTAAATGAGTCATCAGAAGACATAGAAATTCTAACCCCTACTTACCAAGAACTCTCAGAATTAATGTTAACTGACATTAAATTCTCCGCAAAAACTTGGTTATTTTTAAAGAGTTGTATTGGCTAATTTATAATAAGGTTTTATTTCAAAGGCAAAGGGAAATTTCATATGGAACCCAAAATTTTAATAGAAAAAATAACTAAATGGCTTGTAGATTACTGCAAGGCAAACAATGTAAATTCACTAGTTGTAGGCGTATCAGGTGGTATCGATTCATCTGTTGTCGAAAGATTGTGCGAAGGAACAAGTATTAAAACTATTTGCATAGCTATGCCATTCGATACAAACGAAGACAGCGAATCATTAAGATTGGCAAGACTTCTTTGTTCGAATAGAGACATACTTTTTACAGTATATCCAATAGGAATTATAGCAAAAGCATATTTCGCAACATCATCATTTGTTTCCTCCGGTTTTGATTCTATCACCAACAAAAGTATTTATTTGGGAGGAGAAGACAAAATAAGACAAGGCAACATAAGATCAAGAATCAGGGCCAATATTCTTTGCGATATCGCCCACAGAGAGGGCGGGATAGTTGTTGGTACAGGGAATAAAGATGAAGATGAAATAGGATACTTCACCAAATGGGGAGATGGGGCAGTTGATATTTGCCCATTGTCCTCAATCCATAAATCAACTGTATATAAAATAGCAAAACTGCTTAATGTTCCAAAAGAGATCATAGATGCCAAACCAACAGCAGGCTTGTGGGACGGACAAACAGACGAAGACGAGTTAGGCATGACATACGATGAAGTTGAGTGGGCAATCAGATGGGACGATGAAAAAGAAAAGCGCAAATTCCTAACCAAAAACAGACCGTCGAATTACCAGTCTATTCTAATCAAGGTTAGAGACAGAAGAAAATCTAACAAGCACAAGTTGTCCTACCCGCTTGTATTCGATCCAACGATAAATTGATTCTTCGGTGAAAAGATATTCTTCCAAAGAAGAAATATACCAAAACCAAAGAAAACTGCACCAATAACGCCCCAAACATTGATAGACCATCCTGATTTTTGCTGAGTTTCTTCTATATCAACAGGAATCGGTTGCGGTCCTATTTCTGGTATCGATTGTGGAACCTCCTCTGGAAGCGTCTCCAGACTGCCTTTTATTTTAGATGAGCTACGCAAGATCTCATCCATTTGAAAGCTTACAGCATCTTTCTGAGGCTCTGGTAGCGTTTCTGTGATGCTCTTGACACGATCAACTATATTGTCAGATTCTAAGATAACATCTTTCTTAGTGTCCTCAATCTTTTTCTCTAAATCAATTATCTTCTTGTTTGTTTCTTCAATTTGTTCAGATTTTTCATGATACTTACTTACAAGATCTTCTATCTTTATTGCGTTCTTTACAACTGGTGTTGGTCTAGGAATATCAACAACAGGTTGGACAACCGGTTCTTTATTCTCACAAGTCATAAACTCAAACGGATAACAACCTGATAAAACAATTAACAACATAACCGATATTTTTAAAGTTATTCTTTTCATCATATTACTCTGTCAAGGAGACTCTTACCTTCAGAAAGGAAAGGAATTGCTAGTCTCCACGCTAAAGATTTGCAATGAATTACTTTTTCTATTAACTTAATATTTATTGATTTCTTAGATACTATTATTCTAGTCCCTTTATTGTGACTACCTTTAGTGGAGTATCCTATTGACATTCTCTCAAGTCTAAAGCCCAGGGTAGTTGACATTAAAAAAAGGATTGTGTTTTATCGTTCCGAATATAATATCGGAATATTCTACAAATGAATTGGTATAAAAAATCCAAATATTCTTTAGAAATTATGTTAAAAGAAGCAGGTATTTTTGATAAGGCAATCTGGGCCGAAATATCTATTTTGTTGCCACTACTTTCATATCTAGGCTGGTCAAAAGCAGACCTGTTCAATTCGCTCGAAAAAAACAACAATGATACCAATGCTGTCAAAAAAGAAATAATAGAAGAAGCAGAACAACAAAATGTGCCAGAACAAATAGTTCAACAAATTCAACAGACAGAACCTGAACCCAAATCTGCACCTGAACCTTTATTTCCATACGATAGTTTCAGGCAAAGATTGATCGCAAGAGAAGGATTCACAACAAAAGCAAATCCGATTGGGAGAAAAGGAGAAATAGATATAGGGATAGGTCATGCGATGTACAATCCAAATAATCCAAATCCCACGGCAGTATCCAGAAGAATATTCTCAAAACTGTTCGATAACTCAGTCAACTTTGATGCGGTTCTCAGCGGTCAACAAGAACTGACAGAAGAACAAGCAAACATGCTTGCGAATTATGATATAGACCTGCATCTAAACAGGGCCAGAAGAATGTTCCCAAGATTTGACACTTATCCAGGATACTTGCAGGAAGCATTATTAGATTCCGTATATCGGGGAGATACGGGATCTAAAACAACAAGATTAATCAACCAAAACAACTGGACAGCAGCAGCAAAAGAATATCTAAACAGGTACGATTACCGCAATGCAAAAAGATTAGGCATCCCTGGGATCAAGTTACGAATGGAATCAAACAGGGATGCCATGCTTCAGTACGCTAAAGAACTAGGATAAGTCTAATTTTTAAAAGATCTACTGTTGTTCGTTCTCCAAGAAAAAGAATAATAACTTTCTCTTAGTGCATATTTGGTACTTTTACAAATTGATCTATGTGAACGAGAAATAAGATTTAACCATAGAGGCGTTTTTGACCAACACCTAGATTCTAAATAGCAATTTGTTCTGGTAATTGTTTTCAAGTCCAGAGTGTTCCTCTAATTTTTATAAGTCTTATTAAATGCTCAGTATCTTCTTCGTAAGCTTTCTCCAATGCTCCTACCTCATATTTTTTAGACGAATCCTTAAGATCTTCTTGTTTTTTAGGCCGATCAACAGTCCACCATCTGTAGAGATATTTCAGTTCTTTTTCCAGTTTTTGGTCTTCTTCGTGCTTTTCTTTCAAAAACTTAATATAGTCTCTTTGGCGTTCTTTATCTTCCCAATTTGCCTTTTCAAGATCTGCTATTTCTTCGCTGTGATCGTAAGATGTATGTTCGAGCAGTTCTTCTTCTTCAATAACATTACAAAAAATAGCGAAAGAAGCATGAAGCAACACGTAATCTCTGTCACACCAAGTAGGAGCTAGAGTTTTGATCTTTATCTTATTGTAGGGATGAAAAAGCCAACACTTCGAGTAATAGAAACTGTCTCCAATCTTCCTTTTAACTCTACTCAACCAGTAAAAGAAATTATAAGGAAACTTTTTACGTTTCTTAGACCACTCTTCAGAGCGTTTTTTGATATCTTCTATTGAAAAGGTCTTTAGTTTCTTTTTCTCAATATCCTTATCTATCTTATTTATTCTTTTAAGTAGTTTCTTTTTCATTCTCGGATCCATGTATGCTATTTCTCCATTCAACTACTTTATCAAACAAAGCGTTGATTTCATTAACAGAATTCCTCAAAGGTTTAACATCATCTTCTGAGACTGGTCTTTTTGCGTTCTGATAGTCCCTGTCAATTCCAAACGAATCAACATAAAGACCATTGACATACTCCCACGACTAAAGTCGTGGGCTTTCTTGTTATTCTCGTAATCATTTTGTTTCTCCTTAATCCTCACAATCTTCTGGAGGATTGTTGTTAAAAAATTCTTGTACTTGTATGATCACTTTTTCTGGGATGTTTTCTTTGCGGAGTATTTCTTGCCAGTTAGGATATTCAATTTCTCCAAAACCCCATTGATTCTTTTCGCCAACCATGAAATAGGCTGGTTTGCTGAAGACCCTAACACCTTCTACATTTTTATAGGGCCAAGCTTCTAGCGGGGAATCGGGACAACATCCACAATTGTGTTTGATGAAAACTTTGTCTGTATCTTTGTTGACAGATGGCGAAGAAAGCCTTTTTGTTCCCCACCTGTCACTATGCTCTTCGATATCAGGATACAGACCTATCGCTTTCTCTGTTCTGTCTAGATCTTCTCTCTGTTCTCTTAATTTCTCGGTTAGCTCTTTTCTTTTTTGCTTAACTTTTTCCATATAATCCATTTTCCATTCCTTGTATTATAGCCCAGTTAATATACACTTTTGTTCAATGAATAAAATCAAATCATGCTGCATCCCCCCCCTTTCAAGAGATTGAATTGCTTGAATGCCTTTCTTCTCTCTCCCTGTATAGGCTCCGTTGCTATCGCTGTTAATTCATTATTCAGATCAGACTCGTAAAAAGGTCTATACTGAATACCAAATCTCTCGATTCTTGAGATTGATCCTCTACTTAATAGTTCGTTTGATATTAAGCAAGATCGGTCGTTGAAGCAAGAAGCCCTTTAGGTGAGGGTAGTTCATCTTTGCAAAAGACGATATCTCCTTTTTTTATATCGTTTATAGGAGAAACAGTAACTTTATCTCCACTATTGATCTTGGGTTTCATCAAGTTTCCTTTTGGCGAAAAACTAATGTCTTTACTGTCAAGGAGATTTTGTTTGTGCTGTTTCCAGTTCATATGTTATTCAGAAAAAAGGCAGTTCTTTCAAGGTTGGGCATTATTATACCACCATTATCTTGTACCATATCTTCAACTTTTGACAAGCTTTTCATCTGATGCTCGTTAAATTTTTTCCCATTATCTTCGTCTAAGATACATAGAACAGTTTTTTCCGGTCTCTTATTGCTGTCATCAACGACTTCAGCAATAGAGTAGACTCCTTCCATTTTTGGGGTAATGACATAAAGACAGAAGTCGCATTCTTTTTTTTGTTTTATCTCTTCTGCCTGGCATTCAGTAGTCCAATCTTCGACAACAGGGTTAAAGTAATTAATAGTTTTAAGCATTGGAATAAATTTGTCTCTCCAAGTGCTTTTATTACATGTCCCGCCTAAAAATACTTTATTCATGTTTATGCCTCTTGTGATTGTAAGTCAATACGTTTTGCTTTTGCATATTTCCGAGCCTTTTTATTACATTTGCTAAGACTCCATTTCTTCGCAGTAGATTCTATTTCTTCTTCTTTTAATCTTCTTATCTTACTTATATTGATCGGAACAAATACCGAAAACTGCCAGCAATATTGTCCTTTTGGCGGATTAAAACCGAAATTATCAATACCAATTATTTTTTCGACACCTATAGGATTGTATTCTACTTCAAGTATTACGTCTCCTCCATATTTTTGCGCAACTTTTATATTAGGCGACAAGTATGTATACCTATAACTGCAACTACGACTGTTTCGTTTCCCCCACAAAATTCCTTCCATTTGTATCTCTTTCCATCTCTGTTCGGTTGTTCCGTGGTAAAATTTCATCTTTAATCCAAATCTAGAAAGTTCCATTCTTCAGGTTTCTCGCCACAAATTTTGCATTTTTCTGAAAATCTTTTGTTTACTTTTTCTAAAGTATCGCCTGGGCCATAAATTTTTACCTCAAATTTTATTTTATTGACATCAAAAATATCAAAAAGAAAGACACGCACTATATACGTGTCTTTCTTAACTAACTCGTGATGTTGTTCATTCTAAGTTTCTTGAGCGGGAGCGTATTCGTTTTCGGTTTTCCTAAATGTCCAAGCTACGGCTTCCTGGCATGTTTTCATCGTTGGAGGAACTTGGAGATAGTATTTCTTGTACGTTCCATTAGGTTCAGGCGTACCATTGAATACTTTAACGAGCATGACCGGTTCTTCAAAAATTCCATCAAATTTAAGAAGTTCTCTACCATTCCCATATTCGTCGGAATGAACTACTGTAAACCTGTTCTCTTCTCTCATTCGCTCAAGGCCATAGACCTTCATCCCAACATAACGTACTTCGGTATTGGGATGTTGAATGATCTCTTGGAATGTTAAAGATTCGGGATCTCTGACATAACGGGGAGGTACCTGAACACCTTCAAAATAGTAGGAGATGCTTCCGAAACGATCAATATCGTAACCGTGCTTCTTGCCTTCTTTGTAGCATGTCACGCGGGTTCTCGATATATACGCAGGGCCGTCTTTGCAATGCATTCTTTCAAGATCGTCCCTTTTAATGTCTACTTGATCGTCGTTTCTAAAAGGGTAGAACTTGTTTATCCCACGAACCCTACTTTGCCATTTTTCGACCTGTTGTCTATTACGTTTTCCTGACATTATCGCTCCCGCTAATATAACGAGTTTTTAAGATCAATCTTCGTCCGAAAGCTCGAAGTATACCCATTGGGGCTGGTAGAACAACTCGATAGCATCGTTCTTGATGGCGATAGTTCCATCGATATTATCTTCCCTCTCGGGATGATCGCTGTTGCTCGGACCAGATATCTCGACTGATCGAGCATTCGCCAAGAGGATACAATCCGATGTAACTTTCGTCAACTTGCCACGGTATTGATATCTCGCACAAAGAACTGCGACCTTCTGACCGACATAATTCTTAGCGTAATCCTCGAAATTCTCGATTTTAGAGGGATCAATCTCCACTTCCATAACTGCTTCTTTTTTTGCCATTTGTTTGTACTCCTACATATAGTTCTTCTTCTTTTGGTAGCAACCTGTTTTGCAACAAACAAAACAGAATTAGTCAGCTACTCTTCGCTCTTTTTCTGCGGCAAGGGGATCGTATTCGCGCTGGCGAGTAACGCAGAACCAGGTGTCCGGAACCAACGTTACGGGACCATGCTCGTCGTGATCGACTACGATCTCCGTCTGAGACTTAATAAAGATGTCTCCATTTTCATCAACGACTGACTCACACTGAGAGATCGAAGGCGAAGCGATCCTGTGAGCGTGCCCGGTTACCTCGCCGTAAGCGAGTACCGGAGTCTGAATCTTTCTCCCTTTCTTGGGAGGTCCATCTACCTTGCAGAAGAAGATGTCGCCTTGTCTTGCTTGGTCTTTGTTCTTTTCCATTTTGCTTTTCTCCTTGTTCCTTTAAAAACCACGTCCCACTATTTGGGACAAACTTAACTTCAACTATTGTATTGTATCGGACTTTTCTTCACTTTTACTATAAATATTATTTTTTTCAAGAAAATTTTCCTTTATTTAATTTGTTACCTAGACCAATACAAAGACCAAACCTTAGATAAAGACATAGAATTAGACCAAGACGTAGAACTAGACAAAGAACTAGACCAAGAATTAAACCAAGAACTAGACAAAGACCAAGAACTAGAACCAGAATTAATTTTTATGATCATTTTCATTTGATCATGCTTTCATGCTTGCTTAAAAAAAGTCGATTATTCCAGCAAAAAGAAACGAAATAAAAACTACCATGAGATTTAAAAGTAATAATTTTCCTATTACCATTAAATATAATAGACTCGAAACTATCACTTGAGAATATTGATCGAGAATAAAATGTAGTAGTTAAACAAGAATTATAGACATTTGAACGCCAGCATCTGCTTCCGTCTTCAGTGCAACAATGAGATCTTCTGGCTATGTTCATCATTCTAATATCTGGTCAACCAAAAACCGAAATATAAACTATTAGTCCACGAAGAAAAATAAACGTTTTTATAATATCTCAATATCCAATCTTCCATTCTGTAAGAGTACGATTTCCACATGCCGCGATAACACCAATATTTATTCCAACAAAAAGAAAAATGCTGGCTATGCCTTGATCCTACTTGTAAACAAATCTTCATTTTTCCAAAATGTTTAAATCTCAAAGAAATTTCGCATTAAAAGAAATTATATCAGAATTGATAATCACATAATCTGGAATTTGCCAGTCTGACTAAAAACGTCTATCGCCCTTTTAAGTCTCTTTAGGTTTCTCTCTGCATTTTTCTTTGAAGAAAATACAAACTCAATACCACTACCAGTTGAAAAATATCTCTGCCAATTTCGTTTTACATCAACATGAAGTCTGTATTTATATCTTACAGCATCTGGTTCTTTTCCGTGATCCCAACAACCATTAGGTTGAAGAAATCTAAACCATTCTTGACCATTATTATCTATAAATGAACGAGATTTAGAATATGTATATCCTATGATTAGACCGTGATACT